AAAAAGCAGCATACACGAAGTCCCAAGGTAAGTTATCAGAAAACTTTGAAAAATCCAACTGTATCAATCTATTTCCGCGTAAACGTAAGGTTTCAACAAGGTGAGTCCAGGTTATAGAATCAGGAGATATTCCAATTGCATGGTGCAATCGTACTGGATCAGAGTGGAAAGCATCCATAAACGGTAGAAGAACACGGCGAGAGGACAAAACAAGTTCAAGAGGTGCTACGTTGAAGACACGAGTGCCTCCAAAGGAGTAAGCCTTGGCTGGTTTGCGGCGCTCAGATTTTAAGTGAGCCCAGAACGGTTCTCGTGGAGGAACACCATTCTTTCTGCCTTGCCAGTGCGATTGATAAACAGTACGGAAGTTGGGTTCTAGTTCAACTTTGCGCCTTCCATCAGGTAACTCAGTAACGAGCACGTACTGGGATTTCTGGGTGTGAACTCTCATATCAGCAACAAGCGGCAATCCGGCACTAGTCGATAGTCTCATTGGTTCGACATTATGATGGTTCTCAGCAAGAACAGCCTCTTTAAGAGAGACAGGGGGAACCATAGCAGGTTTTGGCATGTAACGAAATAGTTCATCAGCAACAGCGCTTGTGGCACAGCTAAGTACAATAGGATCAGGCTTTTCAGTGCGAGCACCAATTGTAGAAGCACCATCAAGTAGAGGAGTAGAATTTCCAACATAATTAGGGTCTTTATGACTTTGAATACACGGGACAGTGAGAGAATCCCATGCATAGTCATGGATAGCAGATTTTTCAATACCACTCTTGTCAGTGTGGTAAGGAGGGTTGGGGTAGTGAGAGTAAAATCGGAGTCCTTCGGTAGCCAAGCTGTCATGAGCAACAGGTTCATCAAGATCAATAAAATGTTCCTTAAAGATGGGAGCAGAGTAACCAATTTTAACATCACACACGGAGGTTCCAGCAAAATGTAATCCATAGATTTTTCCACTAGGGTCTATTAATGGAGAACAACATTTACCAGTTCCTTGTAAACCAAAAACTTTAATATAATCAGTCATGTACGATTCATAAACATAATGCTTGTCATTAACAACACGATGAGTCTCTATCCTTTCAGGTACCTCGCCAAGATCTTCACGTAGTTGGTAAACGTGATCAACATGTATAGGAATAGTATAACCATCTTGGATATCAACAGCATAACCAGCAACAGGATAGACAACGTCGTCGCTAACAGGAGCGATGACATGTCCACGTATGTCTCTACCAGTTATTCTTTTATGCCTAATAACAACAAACTCAGCATTGTAACCATCTTTAACAACCAAGTCACGAATAGATTCTTTCAGCAATATATCAGTTCCATCGGTAAGCTTCATCGTCGCCGTAACACCATCACTCTGGCAGTCAGAAATGAGATGTGCAGCATGTCTTGGGAATACACCAAATCCAGTTTTAATGACAAATCCATGAGCAATCATTGGTCCACAAGTTATTGAAAAACGTTGCTTCAAGATTAATTGAGCAATATTATCGACTTGAGGGGGAATCCTTTTATTCATGCTTAAGTTCATATCATGTGAGGGAGATTGTTGACTACGGTGGTAAGTTCTAGTAGCAGCATGACGATTTTGCTTGGCATGCTGTACTTTCGCATCGCCAGGTGAGTCATGCGTAATTTCAATGCCACAGGTATCATCAAAATAATATCTATAGCCTTTCCAAGCACAATACATAACAATAATAGCAGAAAATAGCCAATACCATCTCTCGTACAGATACTCATAAGCTTTCTTAATCCAGGACATAAAAACGGAGCAGAGGTCATTAACTAAAGCAGCTTGATAATCTATCGCCCATCTATACCAAGGAGTAGGTTCAGGAGGAGGAGTTTCAGGTCGGAAATGGCTTTGCAGCACAGGGGGCAAAGAGCCTTCGGGAACATCATTGCCATGTTGAACCATGAAGTAATTTAACAATTGATAGACAGCAATAGATCGTGAACATTTAAAATTCTCACATCTCACAAAGGGACAAGAGAAAGATCTAAACTCGTTATTTTCATCACGAATATTAGCCATAAAATTCCAAGAATTAGTTTCAATACAATGTTCAAGGGTTAGATGAGGGGCATCATTAGCAAGGGAAAAGCATTGGCGTTTCGGGCCACAACTACAGT